GCCGGAGAATTGTAAACGGTGCAAGTATGTCGAGGAACTTGATGGACGCAGCAAACGTCTTGAAGAAAACAAATATCACTATGACAACAATGCACATCTTATAGAACAAACTGCTGAAGATGGCAGTGTGCCTTATTATCCAAGCAACATCGATATACGTGTGGGTACTATTTGTAATTTAAAATGCATACACTGTGGCACAGGCGCTAGTAGCAAATGGAACGAAGATAAAGCAATGTTGGACAAGTATCCTAATACAGAGTACTACAACATTGATAACAAGTGGATCGAACAAGATAGTTTTATTTGGGACAACATCAAAAAAAATTTAGAACACACAAAACGTTTTAACTTCTTAGGCGGAGAACCATTTGCCAATAAACAACACAACAAATTTATCAAAGAAGTAGCATTTACTGATGTTGCAAAAGATATAACACTTACATATGTAAGCAACGGTACACTACTTACAGAGAAAGTTTTTGAACAACTTGTAAGTTTTAAAGAAGTTGTTATTAGATTAAGTTTAGATGCTATACAAGAACCAGGCGAGTATTTTAGATTTCCTATTAAGTGGAATAGTTTTGTTAAAAAATTAGAACTAATGGAACAGTATGCCAAAGATAATGAACACTTGGATATTGGAGTTCAATGGACCTGTAGTAATATAAGCATGTTTTATCTAGTAGACACGTTTGATTATATGCATAAACATTTTCCAAATATTAAATTTATATTTGCTAATCATGTAGAATGGCCTGTACATATGAGCGCACAAGTATTACCAAACGAAACTAAACAAATTATAGCAGATAAAATTAATAATTACGACTTTGGAGAATATTCTGACAAAGTGCCTTTTTATGTTAACCATATGTTAGAAAAAGACTTGTGGAAAACTGAAGGTAAAACTTTTATGAATTATTTAAATGATCTTGATATAGCTCGTAATATAAGCTGGCAATATAGTTTTAAAGAAATGAAGTTAGAAAACTATAGAAAGTAATTATATGATAAATACAAGTAATAAATGGAGGAGTAACAATGACCATACTAGAATCTTTAAAAGAGGATGTGCTGGAAAAATTTCCTAATCAAATAGTGTATCCTAATAAAACGCAAGACTTACTTGCTTACTGCGAAAAGAATGTAAATTTAATTACTGAAGCATACGAATTAGATCTTGCAGAAGGTGGTGATAGACATACAAAGATGGTGATAAGTCAGCATTATTATGGTAATCGTCGTCAGACAAAAAATATTGAATTGCAAGTTGAGCAATGGATACATACTAAATTAGTTGAAATACTTATTAAAAACAAAAACAGAATCGAAAAGGGACATATTGAAAATTTATTTAATCTTTGGAAAAATGTTTTTGAAGGAAAAACTAGTCACGAAAATAGTCAAAGTTTGCTAGAAAAATTAACTATAAATCGTGCTAGTTATAGTGAATTTGCTCCAGATCCGGTTGACAAAGTTAAAACGCAAAAGATATTGGAAGCAGCAAATGGTATTACTCCTAGTTTAGGAAATAACTTTCACTATAGAGTTGATGTACTTCCGCAAGATGCAAAGGATGCAATGTATCCATATATGCACGGAACGTTTGCTAATTGCACACAAGAAACAAGAAAAGAGTTTGGAGATAATCCACATGCTTACAGCGAAAAAGAATGGAGAGCAAAGGGCATTTGTTTTAACACACAATTTGAAGCACCATTAATTTTGGCATATAGCATTCCAGTTCGCATTAATGGTAGTCCAGAACATTGGAGACCTAATGAATTTGAAACCAGTAAAGATGTAACTTTGGTTGGAGTTGGCTTAAACATGTGGAATACTATTTGTACTGTAGAGGATATGGGATTAAATAGTTGTTGTCTAAGAGCATATCACAATAAGGCACTCGAACAAATTAAAGTCTCTTCAAATGAAACTTTACCAGGCGATTGGCAATGGCAACCGTATGTATTCCTATGCATCGGTAAGGGTGTTAGACCAAAAGGCGATCATAGAAAATACAAGCCAAGAGGTATTACTAATACTTTAAAGATTGAAGTAGCTGCCTAGCAAACTCTTTATGAGCTAACATACCCGGGTGGCTATTATCATTAGCCCTCGGGTATTTTTGTTTTATATGATCTAAATAAATTTTTGTACAAGAAGTATTATTCCATTGTGGTTTATCAACTGGAGCCATTAATATATGATTTAGGTTACGGTGTAAACTATTAACATGATTCATACGTAAAAATAAATCATTTATCATTTCGTAATCACTGTGTAAGTACTTAAAAAACATCTTGTCTCTTTTATCTTTGTGAGTATGATCAATAATGTGGCCAGTTTCTTTATTTTCATAGTAATGATATCTGTCTAAAAAACTCCAGTGTACAAAAACAATATCACTAGGTTTTAAATCAAAGTTTATAATAGTATGCCAAATTGCCTTATTACTATATCCTCCCTTACCTAAATTAATACACTCAACATTAAGTTCGTCGGCAATTAGTTGAGGCCACGCATACTTACTAGGTTGTGGAAATATACTGCAATTTTTTTCAAAGTTCCAAACATCGTCAAGTGCAGTGCCTCGAGTGTAACTGCATCCAAATGCTACTAGTCTAGTCATACTAGATCCTTGATGACATTTTCAAATTCAATCTTTAAATTATCGTGGTTTATTATTACATCCGAAAACATATAAGGGCTTGTATAATAACCACTAAGTGCTACACTAGTATCAAAGTCTCCTATTTGTTTTAGCGTGTTTATATCATCTAGCATATCTTCGTGATATATAGTTACTGATTTGCCCCAGTTATAGTTATTCTGTTGTGCATCGTGTAAATCATAACGAAACTTGGTATATGCAAAACTATCAAGTAGACACTCAATATCTGTTGTAATACTTAACTCTTGGCCAGTGTACGGCCCGTATTCTTTTGTGTGGCTTGTTACTACTCTACTACATACCATATTCCACCAATTGTGTCTTTTACTGTTAATAAATACCCAGTTAGTAGGATCGTCGGGTATCCATAACTCTTGACAATGAACATGTTCTATGTTATTATTGTTTAAGTAAGAAGTGATTATATGACTGCCTGTGCGCCCTGGAGTTTTAATTAGATGCTTCATGTAAATATTTATAGAGGACTATATGACCAAAGACTTAAAATGGAGTAATTATGACTTTACAAAAATACCATTTGACGATATTGTTAGTGTTGGTCAGCGTACCCTGCTGTATCGTGACATATTTACTGTTAGTTGGCTACTGGGAAGATTCTGCAATTACAAGTGTAGTTACTGTTGGCCCTACGCACGGTCAGATAGAAAAGATCATAGACCAACAGAACTATGCCTTAGCACAATTAATGAGATAAAGAGACAAGCACGTGAAAACGGATTTAATAGTTATCATTTTAGTCTTAGTGGGGGTGAGCCTACTTTCCATCCTGGCTACTTGGACATTTTACAGCATCTGGCTGATGACGTAGACAATACAAACTACACTAGTGTACACATGACATCTAACTGTAGTCGCAATATGGCATGGTTTGAAAAGTATGTAGAAGCAGTCAAGCCATTCCACCGTGCCAGTATTACAGCAAGTCTGCACACAGAACATTTAAATACAGTTGAGAAGATGCAAGACTTTGCAGATAAACTAATCTTCTGTCAGGAGCACGATGTTCAAGTTACAATCAATATGGTTATGGTTCCAGACTGGTTTGAAAGAGATTGGGAAAACGCCCTGTTCTTCCACGAGCAAGGAATCAACGTTACACTCAAGCCACAATCAGACCCTACTGCTAGTAGGGTGGTTGATGGATACAAACCGGAGGACCTAAAGCGTTTGCACAACGGTATGCCACAACGTGCATACACTGAAAGCAAACGCAAATGGGCAGAACGTCCTAAGCCTGCTTTTCAAATACCTACCGGAGTCGATGGCAAGTTAGACACAAGTATACCGTGGCACATGCAGATTGAGTTTAAAGACAAAGAAGGTAACGCATGGTATATGGATCAAGCAGAACGCTTTAATGCATTTGGCTTTAACAAGTTCAAAGGCTGGAGTTGTAATGCAGGGTATCAAGGTATTATTATACGTGAACCAGATGGTAGTGTTAAACGTAGTTACAGTTGTCACGATGTTCCACTAGGTAATATCGAAACAGGATTTAAATTATTTAATGCGCCAGCTCCTTGTATTACTAATAGTTGTGTAAGTAGTGCAGATAGTAAAATACCAAAGAGAAAGCATGTCTAAACAAGAAACTATAGTATACAAAGACTACCTTGGAGGTATTATTAGAGAACACCTGTCGGGTATAGCTAGAGAATACATTGGCGCCCCTGCTGATATTCCAAGTGGAACATTTTGGTTTAGAAAAGGTAATATACATAAACTAGACGAGATACAAAAGTTTAGTAAACATTTTATCGAACCGTTATTAGATAAAGAATGTTTTTTAATTGGCGATACAGCCTTTATGTTAAATCATCCACCGCATGATATACATATTGATTGTCCTAATTTAAAAGACGATATCAAAGGATATAAGAGTGTTGTAATACCTCTCGAAATAGATACAGACAATTATCCTATGCTATATACTGCTGATCAATATTACTATGGGCCTACTACACGTTTTAGAGCAGGATGCGAAGAGTTAGATAATAATGACGTAGTTAAAAATCAAAAAGCAAACGGTGTACATTTTAGTTATGATTATGAAGCTGATGGTGTAAAGCATTTAAGTAATTCAATTACTGAAGAATGGTATACTGAGCATATTGATGAACCCATACATGTTCCGTATAGTAGTTTCAAAGGTATAAGTATAGAAAAGTCTAATGAATGGAAGCCTAGTAGTGTAATTATTTTTGATAGTTCGAGGATACATTTTGCTGAAAAAATTCAAAAAGTAGGTGCTACTTATAAAATCGGCATTAGTTTAAATTATGGAGTGAAAGCCTAATGCCTTATTGCAATGTTTTAAATAATCATGTATGTATTCGATTACCTGGTAGATATGCTCCTTGCTGTTATTGGAATAAAGATACAACTAAATTTCAAGATAATCCAAAGAAATATTTTACTACTATTGATAAACCATTTAAAGAATATATTGCCAGCGAATTGCATCAAGATGTTGTAAAGGTTATGAATGAAGACGGTGATTGGCATCCAGGATGTATAAAATGTAAAAATTTAGAAGACGCTGGACTTCCTAGTATAAGGCAAAAAATTAACGAACATCTTCCAGATAAAAATATACAATATATGCAAATAAGTTTAAGCAATCATTGTAATTTTGCTTGTAAAACTTGTGATTCACGTAGCAGTAGTACAATTATGAAAATGGTAGATGCTAATCCAGAATTAGCAAAATGGTTTCACAAAGGTGAACTAATTACAAATACAGATTATAAAAAAGTATTTGATAACATTGACTTGAAAAATTTACAGCTTATTGAGTTTTTAGGTGGTGAACCGTTTGTAGATCCACAAACTACAAATTTTTTAAACTATCTACTAGAACACAGTAATTTATCAAATGTAACATTTAAAGTTCATACTAACACTAGTTTCTTTCCAAAAAAACTTGTACCTATTTTAGCACAAATGAAAAGAATAAATTTACACCTTAGCGTTGATTCTTGGCATCGTAGTGTTGAATATTCTCGATTAGGATCAAATTTTGAAATAATTAAAAAAGTCACAAATCAGTGGATTGAATTTTCGAAACAATACAAAAATACTTACATAACACTATTTCCGACAGTAAACGCTTTTAATGTTAAATATTTAAAAATGACAAAAGAAGCAGCAGAAGAATTAGGTATAGATTTTGGATACGAATGGGTAGAACATCCTAAGCAACTAAATCTAAACGCCTTGCCTGAAAGTTATGTTAATTCAATTAAAGATGATTACAATAAAAATTTCTTTAAAACTTATAAATTCAATCAACAGCAGTTTGATGATTTAAAAGATTTTTTAAAAGACACCGACGGAGCACAAGGAAAATATCTCAAAGACTACCTACCAGATTTGGCTAAATATATTAAAGGAGAGTAGCATGGAAATCACTCACAAAGATATTGAAAAAGCAATTATTAGAAGTCAGCATTGTCAAAGAAATTTTGATTTGTCACAGGCAATGCCAGACGAGGATATTGATCTTTTAATTCATGCAGTAACAAATTGTCCAAGTAAACAAAACATTTCATATTATAAAGTGCATGTAATTACTGATAAGGATACTGTACTTGCTATTCATAATATGACAGACGGATTTACAAAGAATTACGATACTGGCGAAACTACAACAAATAGTCAAACACTAGCAAATGTATTGTTTGTATTTGAAAGAGAAGACTTTACAGTAAATTCATTAGGTTCAAGTAGAAATCAACAAACTGTAAATCTTACAAATGATGACTTAACCAAAGAAGATTGGAATTCATTTAAAAAAGATAGCCATATGAGTACAGGTGTAGCAGCTGGTTATGCAAATCTTACTGCAAGTATTCTTGGATATAATACAGGGTGTTGTGCTTGTTTTGATAACGAAGCAATCAAAGAACATCTTGGAATATCAAATGATATAATGTTGTTAATGGGCATTGGGTACAAAAACGAAGAAGTTAACAGACGTGTACATCCTGTTACTGGATTTAAATTTCCAGCACTAAAGAAACAGGAAATCACAGTTAACCGCATTTAGTATGAAGTATGTAGTTACGGGTCATACCAGCGGTATTGGAAAAGAACTATTCAACAAACTACAACCAAATGTAAAAGGATATAGTCTTTCTTCAGGCTTTGATATAAACAATAAACAACAGCGTACTAGTATTATTCAACGAAATCTAGACGCTGATGTTTTTATCAATTGTGCAGAAGATAAATTTGGACAATCCTTATTACTTTTAGAATTGTATGAAGAGTTTAAAAATACAAATAAAATAGTTATAAATGTAGGAAGCAATGTTACACAAATTAATTTACAAGATGCACCTAATCTATTAGATTATTACACTTACAAGAAAACATTAAAAACACTATCAGATGACTTAGATAAATTAAGCACATTAAATGTAAAATATGTTACTTTTGGATATGTAGGCACAGAACGAATGTTTAAGAAACACCCTGAAGTAACAGACTATATAGCAGTTGACGAAGCAGTAGGAATTATATTAAATGAAATATTTTAAAAAATTAGATAATTTACCTACATTTGATTTATATAACGAATTTAAAAAATTAAATATTAATTGGTATCAAAATCAAGTTTGTATTAATACTATACCTGGTGTAGATGATTACAAATTAGGATGCGGTAGTTTGCAATATAACTGGGAAGAAGCAGAAACTCGTGTAAACAACAACGGAGAAGAATATACGCATGTTCCTGAGTACAATATTAAGTACACTGAAAAAGATTTTACAGTCTTGTGTTCATTATTCGTTGACACATTATTTGAATCCGTATATAATAGTATAACAAAAGAATATAATATAGGTCGACTACGATTAATGAAGTCAAAGCCAAAGACTTGTTTAAGTTGGCATAAAGATACTTCTCCTCGTTTGCATTTTCCAGTTAAAACGCAAGAAGGATGTATTATGGTTATTGAAGACGAATGTTTTCATATACCAAACAACGAATGGTATTGGACAAATACTGTAGTTAAGCATACGGCTTTTAATGGTAGTAAAGAAGAAAGAGTACACCTAGTAGCAACACTATTATGAAATGTGCAGTAATATCAAATCCAAGAACAGGATCAAGGTCTTTAGCCAACAAATTATCATTACAGTTTGATAATCCTATTGGGTACCTTCATTTTGCTGAAAGTGTAGAAAGTAGTTGTTTAACGTATCAAGAACTGATATCACAGGATTGGATATTACACGGACATTGGCACACTTTACATAATCTTTCAGATCAATATATACAGCATATCAAACAAAATTACACAGTATACGAAATTGTTAGAGATCCGTTACATAGATTTATAAGCTCAATTATAACAATGGCAACAGGCAACATAGATTTTCAGTTCAAAGATATTCCTGCAAAAATTGATACTAAATTAGTTTATAAATACTTTGAAAGAATGTCTCTAGTAAACAAGAATAAACTTGACTGGAACGTTAATACATGTTATAATTTTAATAAGATGTATAATAATACAAGTTTAGACAATTTTAAAAGAAATATTTCTGCTATAGAAAATTATCAAGAAATACAAAGTCTTTACTATAAAATAACAAAGGAAATACATGGTAGTTAATAGTTTATTATTTGGAGTGCTTTGGTACCAAATTATTGCTCATGTGGGTATCAGTGCAGGGTTACATAGATATTGGGCTCATCGTGCATTTATTGCCGGAACATTTTTTGAAATACTAACGCTTTATATGAGTGTAATCGCCGGTTCTCGCAGTCCTATTGGTTGGATTGCTGCACACCGTATGCACCACCATCATAGCGATACTGAGTTAGATCCACATAGTCCAAATACCAAAGGCTTTTGGAAGGTATTTTTTAGTCTATGGACAATACCTAGTATTCCTTCTAAGTATAGTAGAGACTTGTTTAGCAATCCTCGAATGCTGTTCTTTCACAATCATTGGTTTAAAATATGGTTAACAAGTGCAATTGTTTGTTTTTTGATTAGTCCGTATGTATTTTTGTCATTTATTATTATACCTGCTGTGTTGTCAACAATTGGATTTGGATTGGTAAATGCACTTACACATAATGGATCTCAAGTGCATAACGTACCATGGATAAACTTGTTAGTTGCAGGTGAAGGATATCATAAAGAACATCATAACGGACTGAGCGTAAGATATCACAAATATGATTTTACTGGTGCAGTATTAGAGTTTATGATTAATATTGGAGTCATCGAATCAAATGGAAAGAAATGAAATAAAACAAAACGAATTAGTGCTGTCTGAAGAAGAAGAAAGAATTCATAAACCTCGTTTGAATAGACGGTTGTGGTTAAATTGTGACACTGATAGTTGGCCTAGCAGCGTTAAAGAAAACGCAATATGCCCACTGAGCATAACTGTTGAAAAAGATTTACAACTAGAACTACTTGAAATAGCAAAAACGCTTGAATACAAGGATGTTCATTCAGTTCTAAACATTTGTTTTTGGCCGGATTGTGCCGCTACAGATTTACTTAAAGAAAAGTTTTCAATTTTTGCTGAGGATATTGACAAGTACCTTGTGTTAAGAAATCGTCCGTTAGAGTCTGTTTATCCTCATAAAGATCCTGTTAGAGGAACAAGTATATACCTGCCGTTGGGTCCTCTTGGAAGCGAATACAAACCTTTAGAAATATATTATGATAACGACGAATATGGTGTTCCAGAAAATGATACGCCTATTGTATATGCTTGGAACACAAAGGCTACTCATGCTGTTTTTAACAATAATAATTATAGATACAATATGCAAGCAAGTTTAAATCTTCCTTACGCAGAGGTGTTTGAAAAATATCGTAATGTATTTAAAGTATGATGTAAAAAAATACTTTAATGCTATTAAGGCATTAGACAGCACTAAAGTTTTAGACTTTGGTTGCAATCATGCAAACTTTCTCAATGAAAAGTTTACCGGTGAATATATTGGTTTAGATATTGATAGCAGAATAATCAAAAACAACAAAAAAACATATCCACAACATCAGTGGATACACTACAACAAATACAACTATCAATACAATTGTGAGTATAGCACTACGGATGATTGGCCTGATATACCAACAGGTATCGAAACAGCAGTTGCTTTTAGCGTGTTTACTCATACTACATTTGATGAATTTTCTTATACAACAAACAAACTGAAATCGCACATTGCACCCGGTGGAGATATACTGGCAACTTTTTTTAGTTCGATTGATCGAGATTCAATATATAAGATATTATCGCATAGACAAGAATATTTTTCTGGTCATGAAAATTATATTGTAGAAAAGATTTCAAACAAGGATGTAGTATACCTTTGTGTAAACACTGTATCAAATCAAATATTAATATTTGATAACATAAAAGATTTGCCAAAGTTTTCTAATCATATGTATTTTTTAACTTTTTACAACGATGAATGGTTATCTACTAAACTTCAAGGACATGTAGTTGATGTTACTGATAACTTTACAAATATAATGAGCACACAAAAATGTCTAAGATTATCTATAACTCGTTAGTTAAACTACCTAAGTCATTTGATACTGTTGAACAAGCATTGTCCTACATAGAAGAAATTGTCGGTGTTCCGCCGTTTTTGCACACTATACATTCAGACTTTCAATTGATAAACAGTGATCATATAAATATTACTAGATATTTTGATACATTAGAAAGTTATCAGCAATGGATATTTTCCAAAGAACGTAATACACTAGATCAGCAGTTGATAGATTTAGGATTTTATCTTTATACAAAGCAGGCCCACAATGACAGCATTACTTAACAGAAAACAACTCCCCGCCTTTTTAAAATTGCCCTATCAGTTTGATATGAATAAACTACTAACAGCATTTGAAAAATTTAGCAATCCAGAGTTATACAATGATTTAGATGCAAGCAATCCGGATAGTGCATATGGCGATTTTTACAATAGTAAAACAAAATTAGATCATCTAAAAAAGTTTGCAAATACTTCAGAAAACGTTTCGCAGGGCAGTAAATTTTATAGACAGCTAAGTTTAACAGAGTTTGACGGTGAACGCCCTGAGCGCAAGTTAGACAATGATACTCGTGTTGCAACTTATAGGAAAAGTACCAACGTAGAAGATCCTGCGTACCAAGCAGTAATGGACGAGAGACGTTATACACGCCGTAAAGATATATGTACCGGGTACTGGAATGATGTATTAGACACGTTTAAAGCACCTGTAACACGCACTAGATTTGCGTATATGGCACCGGGTCATAGTATTAAGCCTCATATAGACTATAATACTACATACAGCATACGTGTGCATATTCCTATTATTACAAATCAAGATGCCGTAATGTGCGTAAAAGATAAAAATGGTATTAATAAAATACACATGCCAGCAGACGGTTCGGTTTACTTTTTAAATACCGGACTTACACATTGGGCAGAAAACAACGGAACCGAAGGAAGAACACATCTTGTGATATCTCTTAACGGACAGGATGATTTGTGATTTTAGAAATTAGTGAAATTGATACTAATCTACTGTTTAGTCCTGCTGCTACGTTAGAGCAAGATACCCGTCCGGCAGACATATACACATTTATACCAACTGATTATCCTGAGTTAGCAAAACAGTTAACAGACTTTAGCAATGAATTGCACTTTAGAGATGATCACAGATTAGTAAAGAATTATATTAATATGGATTTTTTACAGTTTCCTTTTGTGACTATGTATAAACGTGATAAACAAGTAGTAGGATTTGCCACAGGGCATGTGCGAGATTGTTATCCTAAAAATAGTGTGAGGCTGTTAAACAGATTTTATCATGATAAAACATACAGTAGAAAAAAATTCACACGAGAACTTCTACGACCCAGCACATTTTGCTGTATTCAACAACAAATGATTACTGCATCGAGCCTAGGGTTTGATACAGGATTTATCAGTAGAGAGTTGAGAGCAATCAAGTTTTTTAGTAGATTTATTAAAGAACTTGACAAACGCGGCACACACAGTTGGGAATATAAAGAAGGGCCTTTTTTAGTATCGCCTGACGCCCAAGATACTAAGTCGTGGCAAAGTCTTGCACTTGTAGAATTTAAAAAAACACATCATAATTTTTGGAGTCATTGGAAATGCAAATAAAACTACACGACCCTTTTGTAATAGAAACAGGCATAAAAGGAGATTACGATTTTTTTGCTCCTTACATGGATCAAATGGAATGGACTGATACTAATAAACTGTACGCAGAACATGAAGAGTACCAGGACACTATGTATGGAAGAAAAATGGTACATCATTACATCAAACATATTAACAAGTATGATATAAAATTAAAAAAATTTATAATCAAAATGTTTAAAGAGTTCGGTGTGCCTACCAAAGACTGGCGTGCTGATTTCTTTTTAACCAAGGCTGGTGGGAGTATGCCAATGCATATTGACGGTATGAGCAAGGTTGCATTTTTGTTGCCGCTGTCAGAAAATACTGGACCTGTAGTATGCGAACACAATAATAAAAACTTTGAATTAACTTATCAATCTTTAACTATACTAAATACGCAAGTTAGTCACGGTGTATCTGCACCAACTAAAGATCGGTTGCTGTTTAGAATAGCAGTGCATGATGTAATGTTTGAAGAGTTAGGTATATATAAAAAACTACAATGATTTGTGTCTTGCCAAATTTTCCGCAGGCAGTAATTGATGCTGCTGTAAATTTTTCTACAACAACAGATACGTCTGACGAATTCTCCTTAGGTGGAGATCCAAGAACATTCTGTATTCAATGTCCTCCTGATTTAATCTCGTTTATTAATAAATCTTTACCTGTTACAGCTGACGATGTTCATCGTTTTAGATTTACTAAAGGATCTTCCAATCCGCATTGCGATTCAAGAAGAAAAGTTGCATTACAAATTCCAGTACAAATTGATTATTCGTCTTCTAGATGTTTTTATGCTAAGGAAAAGTTTCTTAAAAAGTTAGTCGAAATTGAATCACCTAATAAGACAGGCGATGACGGCATTGTTCGAAAATCTCAACGATGGCAATATGAATCTAAATATTTTGATCATTACGATTATCGTTTGCCATTTTTAATGGATACTAAATATCCCCACGGGGGGTACGTGGTATCTGATACTAATACTATTTTATTATCAGTATCGTATTACGATTTGTCATATAAACAATTATTACCTGCTTTTTCAAAATTTAAGTAATTAAAGAGACTGGTCTCCTTTGTATTTTAATACAGTATTTCCTTCGCTGGCCTTGCGACATACTGTATTAATATTCATATTATTAGTATGTTCTATTAAACGTGCATTCCTGTCTTCTCTAACAGTCTTGGTGTTTCCGTTTATCTCCCAATATGTGTGATCAAATACATCAAAGTCAAAATGCTTGTCACTTAGCGGAGACCCTGGAAGAATAAACAACTGTTCTCCCATAGCAATAGTTGGAACTACATCTGCATACTTTGTATTGATTAATGTAATTAAATCTAATGTTTCTTGGAAGTCTTCTTCTGTTTCGGTTATGTATCCTATAATAAACAAAAATACTGCTTTGAGATTGTATTTCTGCATATTGTTCATAAAGAATATTAAATCATCGTTGGAAAACATTTTACCCATGTGCTGTCTCACACTTTCACTTCCGCTCTCTACACCGGGCAACACTACCTTAAAGTTTGCATCTGCCATTAGTTTGTAGTCTTCCTCTGGCATTTGTTTAGAAGGTCTAATAATTATTTTGGTTTCAAAGTTCATTGGAAATTTTTCAGCAGCCATTAAGGTTAATAATTCTCGAAATTTACTCATACTGCCGTTAAGTAAACTATCGGCAAATTTTACGTCTTTTACCTCTGGATATTTGTCTCTTATAATTTTTAAATCTTCTACTATTTTACTAGGGCTTTGGAATTGGAATTTTGACCAAAGACTTTTTACATCACAAAAAGAACAATTTAACACACATCCTTTGCTGGTTCTTATGTAAATTCCGCCATTGTATCTCGACAAATTCAAATCATCGAAATTGCCAACAGGAATATCGTCCATGCTAAGTTTCTTGTCTATATAGTAATTGTTTATTCCAGGGTGCGATTCGTTGTTCAGCAATTTAACCAATGCTTCTTCGCCATCACCGGGTATACTATAGTCTATTAAATTGTCTTCTAGAAATTTTTTTGAAACAGTGTTTGACCCTGGTCCGCCTATAACTATCTTTTTATCAGGGAAATGTTTTTTAAAAAATACGCTAAGTTTTTCAGCAGCATATGCACTTTCAAAACTAAAAAGAGATAAACCGATGTACTTGCAAGTAATAGGAATATTTGTTTCAAAATATTCTTTAATCCAAGAATAGTTTATTTTCCATATGCGATCAAACTCATCGTTTTGAAGTAAGTTTCCTTCTACAGTGCCAAATGACCAATATTGTCTTTCCTTGCATACATCATAAAAATCTCTATTCCAATCTAAGTAAGTTGACTGTATATTATTTTTTAACAAGTATGCTTTTAGAACCGCCGGACCAGCGGGCGGCGTATCGGGCGAGATTTTAGGAACGCTTACAAATACAATTTTACATTGAGCCATACAGTATTTATAATGTCAACAAAATTAAGTTCTAGTAATAGAACCTTTCATGCCCATACTGTTTGGATCACTCCATAAAGGTGAATAAAGTATTCTATTAGGACTTCTAGTAATACTATCGTCATCACCCCAGGCTTGTTTAGGTAAAACTGTAATAGTATTGTTCATTCCTAGATGCGCACTACACTGATAGTAATATACACCTGGTACTGTAGGGGTCCAACTAACTGTGCCGTTTGTAGGGCCTTGGTTTGTTGCAGCAGGTGTGCTTACTGCATCTCCTGTACCAGTCGAACTTTGCCATTTTATATACAGCGGATGAGCGCCAGTATTATTTGTAAGTGTAATTGTATCACCTTCGTATATAGTAATTGCTGGGTCATTGCCACTTACAGCACCACTACGGTCTGTAGCACTATTAAATGTGTAATCACTTGTGCCGTTAGCAGCATCGATTACAAACGCATGTGTAACTGGGCTAGTACCTGATTGTGTATCTGTAAATAACAAATCTTGTGTAGCATTGTTATGAATGTATGTTTTCATCTGTGCAGGTGTCATGCCTGGATTGGCCTGAAGTACACTTGCTACCATTCCTGCTACTTGCGGAGACGCCATACTAGTGCCTGATATCTTCATGCATTCGTCTGTAGCACTTGAACCTGTAATAGGAGACTGTACTGTACTTACACTTGCTTCGGTACCATCTGTTAAATCACATCCACCCGATTTGTCTGTACTAGCACAACTCATAATACTAGTACCCGGAGCAAAAATATCTACTCCCGGACCGTGACAACTTGACTCTGCTTTTTGTTCTAATGATCCTTGATAGCTAGTATCTATATTGCCAACCATAAACGCATTTGTGCTGTATGGACTACTACCTCTATATGGAGTTTCTGCACCGTTGCCTACAGTGATTGTGTCATTCCAATTGTCGCCTGTAGCGGTATCAATGTACCAATAACTATTACCAGCTGCTATACAGAAGTGTATACCTGCTGCTATACATTCTTCAACATCTGCATCTACACTTGCTACTCTAACATTAAGTTTTCTACTACCACCAATCTGTGGAATAATTCCAAAATATGTATACCAATCGTTGTCGGTGTTTACTACACCATCAGTTCCTGGTGTTAAACTATTGCCTCTATAGGTTATAGCAGTAGGATCAGTACTACGTGTTCCGCTATATCCCCAACTAGCATTGACTACTGTAGGGCGCTTAAATCCAGTCTTAGGGTCCACTGGCTTGTTGTTGTGCCAGCCTTTGATAACATCAAAACAATTGCTTACACTAATACCGCCACTATCGCCTGCGCCTTCTAATCCGCCAACTTTTACACTATATATGTCTGCATCACGAGCCCAGCCTAATGTACGACCTGCTACAGTACCACCACAGTGCGATCCGTGTCCGTTGTAGTCTCTATAATGGTTTGCACTCATTGTACCGCTTACACCACTGTGAGCATACCAATCAATTTCTTTTACTCTACTTAGTGCATCTGGTGAATATCCTGAGTGTCCTGCATCAAATGGATTGCCTGTGTCTCCGTCACCAAATAAACTTTGTATAACTCTTTTAGAAACTTTAGCAATACATGGTTCGATATACTTTTTAAATAAAGCATAACCTAACGGAAGTGTTGATTCAATTTGTGCTGGTGTTCTGACATCGTCTGTCCATTCAGGAGCAAGACTACCGCCATCCCATAAACTTGAATAATCAAACATACAAAAGTTTAGTAGATACAAGTATTCTTTTGCTGCTACTTCAAATGCATCTGCGTCTGTCTTCCAATCATCTGGATTTAATTGGTAACCTGAAGGATCCCATTTGCCTGCGTCAAATGCTTCTTCCATTGCTGCATATAAAGGACCAGTTGCCCAGTCAGCTGATAAGTAAGCATACATTTTTAAATCTTGCGCTGGCAGTCCGTGCATGTGTAGTGTATGGAATATGTGTTCAATAACTTCTTGAGCATCGATGTCACCAGTTCCTGGTGTGCCACTACTGTTTTGATACCACACCATATCATTCATCATATAACTATCTAAAAAGTTAACATAACCAGCATACTGTGCTGCTCCGTCGTCTGTTAACCAGTTTGGAGTATATGAAGCACCACCACCGTAGCCAACACGTTGCGCTGTTTGTTTACCTTGGTGCCAGCTAACTTCGGCATCGCCTCTAAGTGTAAGTATTAAATTTTCTTGGATTGGTGGTGAAACATTTGCTGCTGTTGGATCAAGGAACCAATTATACATCTGAGCAACTTTATTACCCCATTCATCAGGAACTGTTGTTGCTCCACCAACTGCACCAGCTAAAACAATCTTAACACCTTTTACTTGTATACTTCTGTCAAAAACTGCTCCGTTTGTGCTATCAGATGTTATTGCACCTTTGTTGTACATATTGTTTGAATTGTAATTAATTTTTGTAAACTCGATATGATCAGACTGTAGTCCTGAATCTTGTATAACAATATCAACACCTTGGCCTGTTAGTGTATGCGGAAAGTCTGCTGTAACACTGGTTGTACCACTACCCCATAAGTCTTCTCTAACAACACATCTAGCATTGCCCCAGTTTAGATCAGCTGCGGTAATAGCACTGGTTTTTCTAAATGCATCAGTAACAAGTGCGTTATTACCAATTTCAATATCGTCTCTAAGTTCGGGTGGAATTTGTACATCAACTACTCTAGCATCACTACGTAACGCAACAGCTTCTTCATCAGTTAAGCTATAGTGAGTATTACGCTGACTTAATGGTCTTGCGTTTGCTACTGCAACTGTGCGATTAGGAATATCTCCTGCACCCGTGTTTGCAATCATTTCTGCATTAAATGCATCGTAGTCAACACCTGCTTCTAGTGTGACAATATATTCTTTTTCGCTCATTTAAGCCCCCTTAGATTAAGTTAGCCCATGCACCGTTTTCATAACCTTGGAATTTGTTATCCGTTGTATTGTATATAATGTCGCCGTTTTGGGCTGCTAATGCGTTTCTTTCTGTTGTAGTAAAACTTGCCATACGTAGTGGTGAACTTGTTACCACAACAGCATTTCCTGCTGTTAAGTTTAAGTTAGCACTTGCACTAATTTCTGGTGTTTCTGTACCTGTTGATATAAATCTATCTGCTGTTACAGTATTAGTTACTACTAGATCATTTTCAACTGTTAAATCACTACTTACAGTTACAGCTGGAGTAATTGTAATACCACTACTGTCACTAGTGTCAATATTAGTTGTTCCAAATACAAGTGACCCTGCTGTAACAGTGGTTGAAGCAGTTATAGCACCGGTAATGTTTATAGCACCTGTACCGGTAATGTTATTGCTATTTAAATCTAAGTTGCCGCCTAGTTGTGGTGTTGTATCATCAACTACATCACCGCCACCACCAGCACCACCGGTTGCAGCCCACGCACCATTTTCGTATGACTCTAATTGGTTTGTTGTACTATTATACAATATCATACCATTTGCTGCTGTAAGCGCATTACGTTCGGTAGTTGTTAATGATCCTGTTTGTACAAAGCCGTCAATTTTAGCATTACCAGCTACGTCTAGTTGTTCTGTCGGCGATGTAATTCCTATGCCAAACTTATTGTCTTTCCAAACAAAATATTTGGATCCTGTGTTTAAGACTCCGTCAGACGAGTTACCAAAATATAGCGAGTTTTCTCTTCCAAAAATAACAGAAGTTGCTAACTCTCCGTTTGCATCATTTCTTTCAAACAAAATAGCACCGTATTGGCTACTAGTATCGCCTGTAAGATCTGAAGTAGTTTCTCTTGTGAGTCGTAAATTACTTCTAGCATTATCTGCATTGACTTTTAAAGTCATTTCCGCTGTCGGTATTCCACTGGCAACAGTTAATTGTTGATTATCAGGGGCAATGGTTGCAGATGTTATAGTCCCAGTAATTGTGTTATTTACAGCATCGATAATTACAGATGAATCATCGCCAAACACACTACCTCTTACATCGCCAATCAGACTACCTGTAATAGTCGAAGCTGTAATAGTTCGTGTAGCAGCGTTTATCATTACTGTTGAATCGGTTGCTAACAGATTACCAGAAATAGTATCAGCTTCAATGTATCCTAATATATCAATGTCACCTGTACCAAGAATCTTATTATTGTTTAAATCTAAGTCGCCAGTTAATGAAGAACCTATGCCACCGCCGCTGTTATTATCGACGCCTATTACCCAATCTGCACCATCATACTTTAAAATACTATTTGTTGTTACACCTGTTGTGTCTACATTAGAAAGTTGATTAAGTGTAATACCTGTTAAGTTACTACCATCGCCGTAATGGTCTGCACTTACTCTGCCTAATGCTGCATCAACTAATACAGTAGTGTCATCACCTCTAACATTACCCTGTATATCAATTGAATACTCTTGGCCTTCTTCAACACCTGCTCCACTAGCAATACCAGTTAATCCGCTGCCGTCACCTACAAAAGCGGTTGCACTAATATTCCCTGTTCCTGAAATATTAAATCCATTTAAACTTAAATTTTGTGTTAATGATGCAGGTGAGCTTGCTGCGCTACTTGATACTAATACTCCGCCTTGTGTTGATCCGTCGCCAACATATATTTGTTTAGTATCAGTTGTGTATATTAGTTCGCCAACAGCAAAAGTCTCGGCAGCTCTTTCTGCATTGGTTCCACGTCTTAGCTGTAATGCCATTTGAAATTCTCCTAGGTGATATTCTTTCTTGTTAAAGTATTTATCACCTAGAAGTAATTATCATTTATTTAATTTGAGAAAACGTTTAACTCGTTTAGTCAAGTCTTTTTTAATACGCTCCATATCCATTCGAAAATCAATATTATCAATAGTTGGTTCATATTCTTGAAACAGTGTTTCTAAACTTTGTTCAATATCGTCAATAGATTGTTTCTTACGACTATCTTTAATATCAACTTCCCATACATTCCCATCTTTAAACTTAATAATGCATTTTTTCATATATTCAATGGGCAGAATTTCAATTTCGATATCTTGAAATATATCGTCCCAGTTGGTTTCGTCGGTGGTGTTATTTGGATCTTCCACTCACTATGCGCTCTCAGTTGTTTTCTTTGCTGTTTTACGTTTAGTCGGGGATAGTTCTTCGGCTTGTTCTCTTAGAGCTTTTGCTTCTTTAAACAGTCTATCAGCGTCACTACGTAATTTAGCAGCAATGTCTTCATCTGTCAACACTTCATTTTGAGGAGCTTCTAGTGTAGTAGGTGCTGGAGTTTCAACTGGGTTAGCAGCTGGTGCAGGATTTGCTCTACTTTTAACAGCAAGATCCTCAAGTGCCACACCTTTTTGTTTTGCAATAACTTCGTTTAATTCACTTAACAGTATCGCAGTTGATCTATTAGGAACCATCTCAATTTCATTTGTTGGAAACTTACGCATATGTCCAGTTGTATGTAGTCCAGCTAACATATTTCTACCATCTGAAAGATATTGACGTTCCATTGCTTCGTAAAATTCATCTGCTCTTTGGCCTGCATCTGACTCAACTAACTTCATTAGATCGTCGTGGTCTGCTGCGGCTAACGCATCTGATGTAACAACCAAACATGAATATGGATCATTTGGAATTGTACGATACGCTACAACTACCTTTCGTTGATTGTTTTTAATTCTTCCTACGTGTTTATACATGTATTACTCGCTTTCTGTAGTAGCCTCTGGAGCAGGCGCAGCGGCGGCTGCTGCTTCTGCTGCTTCCTTGGCTTGTTTTTGTTGTTCTTCAACATTGTTTAGAAACAACTCTAATTTGTTATAGATAATCCCAACTGCTGCCATTTCCTTTGGTTTAAATGCACTACGCTCACTAGCAACATCAATGATGCCTTTCATAGTGGCTAAATCCTGGATTGTTAGTTCGTTTGGATCAGGTTGTGTTTGTTCTTCTGCCATTTTAATACTCCTATTATAAATTACTTATTTGGCTTTTCTTAATTATACTTCAGATGTGGACAAGCTAATAAGAAATAGCTAAGTTCTGAAGGTGATTCAAATCCTACTTTTAGCGAAGGTGTGATTTGATCGTCTACTAATTGGACAGCTCGTCCAATAAAATATCTACCGTTACAGTTTGATGTAATCCATTCTTCCATTGCACTAGTAATGTTATACTTCATTGCAAAGGTCGTTGTTTCAAAGTAAGGTGGACAGAAATCCACCTTACGTATGTCTAAAACATCTAAAGGATTAATTTTGTTTTTTATCACGCAGCCTCCTCGTAGTGCGCTGTCATACCAAACGGTGCCTCAAGGTTCTTATCGTGGTTACTATGGATAACAAATACTGTTTCGCACCAGTCTGGGTCGCCCCAACTATCCCACGCATACCCGTCTGTAAACATAATGAATCTTTTAGGCTGTATACCTTGCTCTTTCATGTAAGTCCAGTTAGCGTCAAAGTCAGTGCCACCGCCGCCTTTAATTTCATAGTCTGTAATTGCACGACCGTCATCAGCAGTAAAGTCATCTTCATTGTATACTTTTGTATCAAAGCACCATATCTTAATTTTGTAGTCTTTGAACTGTTCCATAATGCCATGTACTTCGCCTAAGAAGTCTGCTGCCTGTTCATTACCAATTGAACCACTCATGTCTATTGCAACACAAATATCAATTGTTTCTTCAAAATTCATGCCTGGCAGAATAGCACCAGTGTGCCAGCCTTTGCGTGACGGACGACTAAACGTGTAATCGCTTTTAATAGTACTCTGAATTTGTTGTTGAATTATCTCACGCCAATTCATTTTAGGTTCTGTAAGTTCTTTGATCAAACGCTGTACACCTGCTGGAGTATTTCCGGCACCTGCACTTTGCGATGCTTGAATCATTGCTTCTTTGATCTCGTCTTTGATTTGTTCACGTTCTTCTTTTGTATATGTAGGACGTCCTTTGCCTTTGCCCTCTTTACTTTCGTCCTCGCCTTCCCAGTCAATATGCTCGTCTAGCATTTCGCCTAATTGCTCTAAGAACTCTTCGCCGTTTTGCTTGGCTTGATCAAACAAGTCGTCGTATACTGCTTCACTTGCCCAACCACGATATTTAAAGTCTTGGAAGCAATTTACAATACTTGGAATAGTACCAATACGGTCGTCTACCAATAAGTTGTTTACAATATAGTCGGCAGCAATATTATACAAACGTGGATCACGGTCTTCTCTACGTGTAAGGTGATCAAATACCATATGTAAAATTTCATGTGCTACAACAAATTCAATTTCTTTATTGTTCATAGCATTAAAGAATTGAACATTGTAGAACAAGTTACGACCGTCTACGGCGGCTGTAGGTAGCCAATCTGCACGTTGAATTTTTAAACGTGTAGCCATGTTGCCAAAAAACGGATGTCTTAATAACAAACCAACACGAGCAGTAATAATACGCTCATGTACTTCTTTATCCATTTCATCTAACTGTTCTTCTGTTATGTCTGGATCTGGTTGCCATGTTCTAAGTTCAGATGCTGTCTTACTAGCAGACATATGCATTGCTACGTACTGTGGTAAAAAATCTAACATAGTTGCCCTTTCTATCAGCTCTTATATTAACTATACACTAATATTTAACAGTTGTCAAGAGAAAAGTTGGGCGAGATTGACCCGCCCAACTGTATGGCGTCTTATGCACTCTGAGCAGCTTTGATATACTTACCATAACGGTCATGGAATTCATCAAAACATGCAATTGCATCTGGATCAATTGGTAGTGAGTATTGCGTAAGAGCTAGTTTAATACCCATAACAACTAATTCAGTTTCAAAGTTATCCATTGCAAAGCGTAAAAAGTTGTTGACTTTATCGTCAAACTTTTTATCATTTTTGTCACATGCTTCTTTAAGCTCGTAACAAAGACTTACAGTCAAGGAATACTTGGCACTGATTTCTTGTGTCTGTAACTCTTTTACTTTGCCAGATAAAATATCGCTTGGATTAGGCATACTAGATGCAATCTTGCGATGCGCCATAAATTTAATTCCAAGTCCTTCGCCAACAGAACCAGCAACTAGATCTGTTGTAGTAGACTCGTCATCGTCATCTTCAAGTAGTTCCGATACAAACGTCCATGAGCGAGGAGAAGCAAATGAACGACTAGAACTACGTGGATCAAAATCGTACAAATCGCCTTTGGCAAAAGTTAAGTAGCCAACAACGTCTTTGTGGATATTGTTTGCAACTGACCATTCAAACCAGTCATCAAAACTGACAGCTAGTTCTAAGTGAACAAATCGGTTAGCAAGTGGAGCAGGCATACGATATGTCACGCCTTTGTCTGCTTCACGGTTACCTGCGGCAACAATTACAACGTTGTCTGGTAATTTATATTCACCAATACGACGATTGAGTGTTAATTGATAAGCAGCCGCTTGTACAGCCGGTGCCGCAGAATTCATTTCATCTAAGAACAATGTAATATGATCGTACTTAGATGCCATTTCTTCATCTGGCAATTCCATAGGTGGTGCCCACACCATTTTACCTTGTGTTGAATCAAAGTAAGGAATGCCTTTAATATCTGTTGGTTCCCACAATGAAAGACGAATGTCAATCAAATGAGAATTAGTAAAACTATCTGTAACTTGCCCTACAATATCCGATTTACCAATACCGGGAGGACCCCAAATAAAGATAGGACGTTTTTTGCGCATTGCCCGGCGCAAACTTGCTTTTGCCTTGTTTGGCGAAACTGTTCTTAAATCTGACATGCTGTATTCCTCTCATGTTTATCAGTGCCTATAAACTAATATAACATTGGAATTAATGATTGTCAACCTCTACTTGGCAAATTTTCTGATCTTTTCATGGCTTTTGTTATACCATACTTACGAAGATCACCACTAAACAGTGTAAGTTCAACTGCTTTTTTCTCGTTGGTTACGTGTATAGCAGTGTTATCAAGGTAATATGGACAGTCAATAAACTGATCTAAAAATATAATTACTTGTGTAGTAATTGGCATATCAGGTGGATATAGTATTTTATATGTTGCTAGATCAATTTTAGAAAGCATGTCAAAACCTTCTTCGGTTAAACGAAGCCCGCCTACTTCTTTTTCTCTAGTGTTCTTCCACCATGTTGGAAAGTACTGAGCTATGTTCTCTTTACTAATTGCTAGGTTAAGTTGTTTTAAAAAAAGTTTTGTATATACTGTCTTATTCATTTGTAACTTTTTCGCCTGCTGTTAATTTAAATACAGCAAAGTCGTTAGTCTTAAACATTATGTTTAGTTTCTTAGAAAGATTAATTGCATGTCCAGGATTTGAAAAACTTGTCTTCTTATACTTAGGTCCAGGATAATTTGTTAATTTGTTTTGTGACTTTAAGTTGAATGGTTTGTCTTTGTAGAACACAGCCCAAATGGCCTCAGCATCAAGTACCTGTTCACTTTTGTAGGTTTTGCCATCTACAAATTCCATTAATATATGCGGTGCTGGTCTACTCATGTGCGTATCCTTTAGTTATATACGCATATATTTATCATTTTTTGCAGACTATTTCCATTCTCCACCACCACCGATTTCAACTTTTATGATGTCGTCTGATGCTCCACTAGCATTTTCTTTGACAAATTTTTCAAGATCTCCGTGCAATCGACTCATTACTATACCTAAAGTAAACGAAAGATTTTTTGCTTGTGCAATATCCATACGAACTTCTTTGGCACGACTGTTTTCGGCAGCCTGAACTTGTTTAATAAACTGTTGTAATGGAGCAGTGTTAATCGGATCGTTTGACATTACTTAGGGCCAGTTTCATTTCAATTTCGGTCTTATATGGACCCATGTATTCGTTACGCTCTACAGTAACTTGCTTTGGACAAAAACTTTTAAGCCAATTTACGTTAAACTTAATTAGATAATATCCTGCACAATAAACACTACGACTTTTTTCGCTTTTTGTAAATAACGGAAGTTTGTTTTGGATATCAAACATGCTATTGTATGGTGTTGTACGTGTTGGAAATCCGTGTACTGAAAAGTCTTTTTGTTCTGCAGGTGCAATAACTTTTGCAGTTAAAAAACTAGGACCAAACTTTTTAGTTAGATCTGCTGCATCAGGATAAAAAATAATTTTACCTTTATTACTAAAAATAAATCCTTCATCATTTTTACTAAGTGTTCCAACTTTTTCACCAGCTTCTTCAACAATCCAAAACTTATCCTCTAAAATTGGTTTAGCATTAATTGTCATTTGTATACCTCGCTTGTAAGGGTGTTGCATAAGACTGTGCTTGGTCTGCAATACGTTGCATATCCCACTTAGCACAGAATTTCATAAGACGCATACCTACTTGCTGTACTGTTTTAGGTTTTGCGTTCTCTTCGATAGTACTATTAATTATCTCTCTAATTTCTGTAGGTTGTGCAGTCAAGTCACACAATACAACATTACGATTATAATCATCTAGTACACGATGCTCTACACCTTCGTGGTCAGTCCAACGCTGTAGCATCATGTTATTCCAGTTGTAGCCTTTAGTGTCTTTGTCTGCAAATGCTTCAATAAGACCTACTTTGTTCTTAGTGCCTTTCTTGCGTACACCAGGGTAAGCACTAAACACGTTGTCACTAGTATCGCCACGCATACACTTTTCAAACAACATAAAGGCAGGCTCAGGAGCCGGCTTAGGTTCTTTAGTTTTCTTGTCAATAACAGGCTCACGCTTCTTATCGTCAAAGTATCCTTCGTGTGTAATAATAGTATTGCTAACACCGTTGTACTGTTGTACATTAGGTGCAATAAGTTGTGCAAAGTCGCCGTCAGTACTAATAATAATATGATTGTCATTAGGGTGTGCTTGCACCCAACCAGCAATTAAGTCATCTGCTTCTAGTTGCGGATGACGCATTACTGTACAGTTAGTTTTATCTGTAATAAATGTTTTAAATTCGTCAAAGCACTCCCAAAAGATTGTATCTTCTTCTTGCTGTGCAGGAGTTAGTGCATCGCGAGCAACTTTTCTGTTGCGCTTGTAAGGCTCGTAATAGTCCTTGCGCCAGCTGCGACCTTCTAAACAAAACACAACATGATCTGCATCAAAGTCTTGCCATGCTTTCTTAACACCTGACAATGTAATATGGAAGGCCATACCGACCTTAGTGTCAATATCGCCACGTACTACATGCCTTGCACGAAAGAAAGTGTTAGCAGTGTCTACTAGAATATAAGTTGCCATTAGTTTGCCTATTGTTGTTTATATATACGATTATATACGATTATATACGATTTGTCAAGCATTAACTTACTTCGCTTTTGCCTTTATCAATTGGCACTACATTAATGTAACCAGTGTTTACTTTAGAGTCAGCTGCTTCTTCTTGTAGCATATTATATACAATGTCACGGAACCATCTATCAACAATTTCCTCTTCGGGATCCGATTCTTCTCCGTATCCGTTTTGTATTAGTTCTTCAATAAAGTATCTGTTCCAGTCTAGTTCAAAAAACCCATTACGAATATTATCACCGTTTACTTGCATATCAAGTACATTTACCCAAGGTTCTTTTTTACGTGTAGCATATTCCTTAGGATCTGTTACCTTAACCTGTTCGAGTTCCTTTTCTTCTTTAGCAGTGATGCCAGTTATATTTTTTAACCACTTTTTCATTACCAACCTGCCTTTCTTATCTTATCTTGATCAATAGGTGCCTTCATAGCCTTTTCATGCTGTTTGTTTTTATACTCTCTAAGTTCCCCACGCATTTCCGAAGAGTGAAATGTGTAGTCTGGGGGTGAATCGCCATCCTTCCGCCATACACGCTTCGGCAACGTCTTTAACATTGAGGGAGTATTCTTCACTGCGTCCACCCATTGGCATAAGATATACCGGACATTCCACCCCGGCACTTCTGTAAGCGTCCACAGCTCTTTTAACTTCTTCAAAGTCGTCTTCAGTAGCCACAACAAACTTAAGATAAAGTTCGCTATCAGTAACGCACTGATACTCACTAGCAACATCAGGCTTGATAGCAGTTTCCCAAGGTTCTCCTGAGACACTAAGTTTTGGGGAACAACTCCAAGTGACTGTAAGTCTGTCGCTGTTGTTGAGATAGTTGTAGAGATCGTCGTGTAAATGTTGTGTAGTATTTGTTTCAAATGTGATGTTCCTTAAATCCTGCATACGTGGATGTTCAAACAGCTCTACGTAAAGCCGTTGCCACGCTAACAACGGTTCACCGCCTGTCATGATCAAGTGTACATCTTGACCATTGTCCTGTACCCACTTACCGTTAGGAGTAAGTGAAAGTAAATGCTCAACTACTTCGTCTACAGTTGCTTGTCGATTAAAGTGCTTGAACTCAGGATAGATACTTGCATATGTATCGCAACCTGTGTGTATAATAGGCAAGTCTGTAAATTCTTTAGTTGTTTCATGTACACCTGCGTCAAGTAATCCTTGTACTTCGGCATTGTGGATAATGCCTGCTTTT